TTAACGTATCTAACCCAGGTACTGCAGGTTACGTAGCGTGGTGTTTTAAAGCAGGGGGTGCGCCAACAGCTACAAATACAGCTACAAGTGGAGCAATGACAGATGGTAGTGTATTTAAGGATGGAAGTGCAGAATCATCTTATACGCCTAGCGGTAGTCCTGACATTTATCCTGACAAGATGAGCGTTAACACCGAGTTAGGTTTTAGTGTAGTCCAATACGAAGGAAACTTAAATTCTACACAATCAAATCCTGGCACATCAGTACCTCACGGATTAGGTGTTCCACCTGAATTGGTAATTTTTAAATGTACTTCTCACACTATTCAATGGCACGTTAGAGTACCGTCCTTAGGGAAAAGCACGGTATTGTATTTAAACACAAGCGATGACTTAGATAATCTTGAAAGTACATATCCAACAGGACAACCAGATTCAAATGTTTTTTACACCAATTATTTATCAGCGGAGAATGTAAATGGAAGAGATTATATAGCCTACTGCTTCGCTTCTAAAAGAGGTGTATCTAAGGTAGGTAGTTATGAAGGTAATTTTAGTAGTACAGGGGTGAAAGTATATACTGGTTTTGAACCAGCGTTTATTATGTTTAAACCAGTAGACGCTGCAACAAGTTGGAGTATTCACGATAATCAAAGAGGCGTAGATAAACAGCTAAGATCAGATGGAAATAACTATGAGTCGACAGGGTGGAGTTCACATTTAGAGTTTCACCGTGATGGTTTTAAGGTTAAAGGAAGCAGTAGCGGGTTAAACCCCGCTTCTACTATGTTTTATGTAGCTTTTGCTAAGAACACTAACGAAACTGAGCTAGCAACAACAAGCTCTGGAGTATGGAGTGGTTTTCAAAATGCTGTAACGTCGATTACATCAACTTCTACTCACCCATCACTTGCTCCTGGAACAGCAGATACCGCTACTACTGCAAGCATATTTGATACTGTAACTGCATTTGGCTGGGGTAACAACGGAACCGCAGAGGCAAATAATGAAATGGTTATAACGCTGGATGCGGCTAAATCTGTTAGTGGTTTTGCGGTATATGAAAAATATTCAAGCGGCTATAAATATACTGGAACTACAAAATTATATGGGTCCACGGATAATAGCAATTGGTATTTGCTTGGGTCAACAGTCCAAAACACAACTATAGAACGCAACAGAAACGAAACAACATTTGCTGCATCGCCGGAATACCAATACTATAAGTTTACTTTATCAGCAAACACACGGGGCACATACCAAATCGCTTGGGCATTTGAATTAATAGCTGATTTTGATGTAACACCAAGTTTGCATTTAGACCCTGCCTCTTATAGCGGAACCGGAACAACTTGGACTGCGGACACAGGAAACAATGGAACGTTAGTAGGTAATACATCATATGACCAAGAACTTGGTGATTTCTTTGATTTAGATGGAAGTGGTGATTATATTAGTCTTAATTCAAGCGGATATTTAACTGGTGACTTTACCGTAGAAATGTGGTGGAATTTTGATACTTTAAGCGGTTTTAAAATGTTATGGGGTGGTCAAGGATATAGCGGTGGAACCGGCTTAGGACACTATATTAACGGCGATACATTATTCACTTATATTTCAGTTAACGGGGCTGCTGTTTCACCAACAGGACAAAGTGGAGCTGTTTTAACAGCGGGTAAATGGCATCATATTGTACTAACTAGGAGCGGAGACACTTACACACAATATGTAGACGGTGCTAATGTTGGCAGCGGCACAGGCTCTACAGCGTCATTAGAAAGTGCTAATACTTACATTGGCGCTCACTATAATAACACCGCATATAATGTTGACGGTAGAGTGGGGCAAGTCAGAGTATACAGTTCAGCCTTAACACAAGACAAAATACGCCAAAACTTTAACTTTACTAAGAACGATTATCCTGATGGGTTTAATGGTGATATAAACGATGCTACTTGGAATTCTTCAGGTTACTTTGATTTTGATGGAATTAGTGATTATGTTACTGTTAATACAACAACTAACACTCCAATAGACGCATCAAATGATTTCTCTATAGAAACTTGGGCTAATCCTACTACGTTAGGAGCAACAAGACAAATAATAACAAAATACGGTTCTTCCGATAGTACTAGAGCATTTACATTAGGGGTGCTAACGGATGGAAAAGTAAACGCAACTTTAAGAAGTGGTTCAACTAGTATTAACACTCAAACCGCAGCAGGTGTAGTTACAACTAGTGGAGGTTGGTATCACTTAGTTTTAGTTAGAGAAGGTTCAGATATTAAGATATATGTTAATGGAAATCTATCTGTTTCAAATTCATCATCTTCAACTATTAATAAAGGAGGTACACAGCCTATTCGTATAGGTGCTCAAGGGGATGGAACTAGTAACGAGTTTTTAGGAAAAATAAGTAAAGTAAAGGCTTATAATACAGCACTAACTCAAGCGAAAGTAACTGCTTTATATAACGAAGGACAATAATGGCTAAAAAAAAATTTAAAGACACCAACGTTGGGAAATTTTTATTACAAAAGATTCCTAACGTTGTTGGGGCCATTGCGGGTGACACACCCGTTGGTTCTGTAATACAAGCTATAATCGGCGGCAGTGATATGTCACCAGAAGATAAAGAAGTTGCTCTTAAAAAATTAGATATTGAAAGAGCAGAAATTGATGGAACAACAAGAAGATGGGTCGCAGACGCTCGGTCAGGAAGCTGGCTTGCTGCTAATGTGCGGCCATTAACATTGGTATTTTTAGTAATAGCATATGTTGCTGGTTGGTATATGGGTTATCCATTAGATGATATAACGGGGCTATTAACAATAGTCATCGGGGGCTATTTCGGATCACGAGGAGTCGAGAAGGTGTTCGGAAATAATAAACATAAATGATAAATACAGATTTGAAAATATACGGTTTAAATATAACGGCATTATTTGCTAGTTCAGACATGGCACACAATATTAATCCTACGTTACAAACGCTTGTGTTGGTGCTTACAATAGTTTATACTTCAATCAATATATACAAAAAATTTAAATAATATGAAATTAAAATACTTTACAGACGAAGGGGACTTTAAAGGTAATATGGACAAGATGGATCCAAGGCTATTAGGTATGCTGGATGCTCTTAGAAAAGAGTATGGTTTTCCTATAGTTATAAATTCATCATATAGATCTCCAAGCCACCCAATTGAAGCTGCTAAAGAAAAACCAGGTGAGCACGCACACGGTGCTGCTGTAGATATTAAATGTGTTGGCGGCGAAGCTACATACTTATTAGTTGCTGCTGCAATTAAATGTGGTTTTAAAAGAATAGGCATATCAAGAAAAAGTAATTTTGTACACGTTGGTATTGGCTACCCAGGAGCACCTAGCACGACTATTTGGACATACTAAAATAAATTCAATGAAATTAATTAGAAAGATAAGCATTGGCCAAGATTATAAAAACGAAGCAATGCACTACTCCGTAGGCCAAGAAGTTTACGGGGGTCACAAGATATGTGACATATTAGAAGAAGAAGGAAATTACAAGATATATATTCAAAAAGACGGAGCTCAGCTGCCTTGGAAACATTTCAATGCGAATATGGCTGTATCAATAGAATATAACTTAGACTACTAAATGAAATCACTATACAATTATATTATATCAACAACCAATCGATACGATAATAAAGTGTCTATCGATAACAAAGAACTTATACTAAATACAGAAATAACCGAACGTGACTATAAGTTTGTAAATAGAATTGGGACTGTAGTTAATGTTCCTATTAATATAAACACACCTGTAAAACCAGGCGATAAAGTTATTATACATCACAATGTATTTAGAAGATGGTTTGACGCAAGAGGAAACGAAAGAAACTCTGGTAGCTATATAGACGAAGATAAATATATAGTTTCACCAGATCAGCTCTTCGCATACAAGCAAAATGATAAATGGCACTGCCCAAATATGTATTGTTTTGTAGAACCGTTAGAAAACGAAGACATATGGAGCACTGAGAGTGAACAAAAACTTTTAGGCAAGCTTACATATACAAATGACTATTTAGAGTCCTTAGGGTTGTCCTATGGCGATATTGTGGGGTTTACTCCGGATTCTGAGTATGAGTTTAACATAGATGATAAAAAATTATATAGAATTTTATCAACAGACATAACTATCAACTATGGACATAAAAAAGAAACGACAACTTATTCTTAATGCTGCAGAAAATTCAATAAATGAATTAATCAAAGTTATGAATAAGAAGATGGATCCAGATGAATTAGATCCTGAAAAAGTAAAAATATCTGCTTCAGCATATAGATTAGCTATGGAGGATGCTATAACAATGCTAGATAGGGTAGAAGAGCTTTCTAATATAAAAGAAGAAGGCGAAAAAGAAAAAAGAGAATTCTTTGGTGTGGAGGGCCGCGCTAATGTATAAGCAAATGCTATCAACAACTACAGATCATTTAGATTTAAAGCACGTTAAAAAAGCTAACAAAGCTAAATCTTTTAAATATGGTTATAACGAAGATATTGACTGTGTTGTTATAAGTAAAACCGGTGTTATAGGTGAAATATATGAAGTTCAAGGTTTAAGAATTGCATTACCACAAGCACCAGATAAAATCGCTGGCCAAGAATTAAATAAAGAAGACCAAGTGTTTATAAAAACACCAAGGCCATCTTCACTAAATAAAATTAAAACAATATATGATTTCAAAATACTTCCAGATGATTTTAAAGAGCAGTACTACGATTATATCGATAATGAGTTTAGTCGTAGGTCTGACGGTTATTGGTTCATGTGCAACGGGGACCCGTGTTACATTACAGGGTCACACTATATCTACCTTAACTGGACAAAAATCGACGTGGGATCACCGGACTTTAGGCAAGCAAACAAGATATTCTACTATTTCTGGGAAGCGTGTAAGGCTGATCCAAGAAGTTATGGAATGTGCTACCTCAAGAATAGACGGTCTGGTTTTTCCTTTATGGGAAGCTCGGAGGTTGTTAACCAAGCTACAGTCTCCAGGGATTCCAGATTTGGAATTTTATCAAAGTCTGGATCAGATGCAAAGAAGATGTTCACAGATAAGGTTGTACCAATATCAGCAAATTACCCGTTCTTCTTTAAACCAATCCAGGACGGTATGGAAAGGCCGAAGACGGAATTATCGTATAAGACCCCGTCAAGAAGACTCACTAGGAGTACCATTAACGAGGCCTCTACGGAAACCCAAAAAGGTTTGGATACAACGATCGACTGGAAGAACACCGGAGACAACTCGTATGATGGGGAGAAGCTCAGATTACTTGTCCACGATGAATCGGGCAAGTGGGAAAAGCCAGACAATATACTCAACAACTGGAGGGTCACAAAAACGTGTCTTAGACTTGGAGCAAAAGTAGTTGGTAAATGTATGATGGGCTCAACATCTAATGCTTTAGACAAAGGTGGAGAGAACTTTAAAAAATTATACTATGACTCAGACGTTACAAAGCGAAATCGCAATGGGCAGACTTCTAGTGGACTATACGCTTTGTTCATACCTATGGAATGGAATTACGAAGGATTCATTGATAAATATGGATACCCTGTGTTTGATACTCCAGAAAGCCCGGTCGAAGGGGTCGATGGAGAACTTATCAGCTATGGAGTTATCGAGCATTGGGAGAATGAAGCAGATGGGCTTAAAGGAAACAATGATGGGCTTAATGAGTTTTACAGACAGTTTCCAAGATATGAAAAGCACGCATTTAGAGATGAAATAGAAAAGTCTTTATTCAATCTAAATAAAATATATGAACAAATTGATTTCAACGAAGAAATGGTTATGCAGGGTTATGTAACCCGCGGATCATTTAGTTGGAAGAATGGGGTAAAAGATTCTGAAGTAGAATTTCACCCAAATAAAACCGGTAGATTTAAGTTATCTTGGATACCGCCGGTTAGTATGCAAAACAATATAATTGTTAAGAACGGAATTAAATATCCAGGTAATCAGGATTTAGGAGCTTTTGGCTGTGATAGTTATGATATATCTGGAACAACCGACGGTAGCGGTTCAAATGGAGCTTTACACGGATTAACAACATTTAACATGTTATCTGAAGTTCCATCTAGTCAATTCTTTTTAGAGTATGTAGCTAGACCACAAACTGCTGAAATATTTTTTGAAGATGTTCTTATGGCAATGATATTTTATGGAATGCCAATATTAGCAGAAAATAACAAACCTAGATTATTATATCATATTAAAAGAAGAGGTTATAGAGGTTATTCAATGAATAGACCCGATAAGTCTCGTAATAAACTTTCTGTAACTGAAAAAGAATTAGGTGGTATACCTAACTCTTCGGAAGATATAAGACAAGCTCACGCAGCAGCAATTGAAAGTTATATTGAAAACCATGTTGGCATCAAAGAAGATGGAGCATGTGGTAGAATGTACTTTCAAAGAACGCTTGAAGACTGGGCTAAATTTGATATTAATAAAAGAACTAAGTTTGATGCGTCTATAAGCTCTGGGCTAGCTATTATGGCTTGTCAAAGACATTTATATGCGTCTAAGAGCACACGTGAAATTAAAAAAATAGATTTTGGGTTTTCAAAATATAATAACGCAGGATCAAATAGTAAAATAATACAATAGAAAATGGCAGAAGCTACAGGACAAGTTACCCAATTTCCCAGCCAATCGGTTGACGACGCTACGAAGAGTAGCAAAGCATACGGAATGGAAGTGGCGCGAGGTATCCAAAATGAATGGTTTAGAAAAAACTCTGGATCAGGTAGGTTCACTCAGAATCAACGTGAATTTCACAAATTAAGATTATATGCTAGAGGAGAACAATCTGTTCAAAAGTATAAAGACGAATTTTCAATTAATGGAGATTTGTCATATCTTAATTTAGATTGGAAACCAGTACCAATTATTCCTAAGTTTGTGGATATTGTAGTAAACGG